GGTGGTAAAACTGGTGACCAAACAGGTAAGGAAATTTGTACACGTTCATTCTATACTTATAAAGGTGGATGGGATTATCATTTTAGATATGAGGAACCTCAATCAACATCACCATCAAAAAGTACAGCTTCAGGAAATGAATTAATTAAAGTAGGTCAACAACATACCATTAACATGACAGGACATTCTATTACTGTTGATGGAATCTATGGAAAAATGACAAAAGCTAATATCATTAGATGTTTCCAAGTTGCTATGAATCATGATTATAATGCTTGGTTATCTACTGATGGTGTTTGTGGAAAGAAAACAATCAATGCTTTAGGAAGACATTCAGTTAAAAATGGTGAAAGACAAGAATTAGTTAGAGCAGTTCAAGTTGCTTTATATTGTCATGGTTATAATCCTGGTGTAACTGATGCTAAATTTGGAGAAAATACTGAAAACGCAGTTAAAGCTTTCCAAAAAGATTGTGGCTTAACAGTTGATGGTATCGCAGGTAAAAACACAATTATGGCTTTAATGGGAGTTTAGACCTATGGAAGAACATCATGATACTTTAGCAGTTGATTGTTTGAAAGAAATTAAAGCTCAATCCAAAAGATGGTTTATTGCATTTATTACAATGTTGCTATTATTTTTTGCGACTAATATTGCTTGGTTGTATTTTTGGAATCTTCCAACCGAAGAAACAACTACCACAACAACTGAGTTAGAAGCAAATGATAATGGAAATGCTAATTATGTAGATGGAAATGGAACTATCAACAATGGCACGAATTAAAGTCACAAAGACTAAAACAATTAGAAGAAATGGTCCTAGAAGTAGAAAAAGAAAAGGTAAGCGTAGATGATTATTTCCGATTTTACTGAACCTGAACTAGAACTATTTAGAAATAAATGCAATTTTGTTAATTATGAAAGAGATTTATTCGAAATGAGAGCAAGAGGTATCCCATTAGAACAAATAGCTGAAGAATTAGATATATCTAGTGATTATGCAAGAAAATTAAGTCAAAAAGTTAATAAGAAAATTTTAAAAATTCTATAATCATACATTAAAAGTACACTTTTATTACATTGTTGAAGTGTACTTTTTATTTTAAAATTTTATTGTAAAAACAAAGGAGGTTATACATTATGTATCAAAATCCATACTCAATGGGTATGCAATTTCCTTATAACATGCAATCCTATAATAATCAAAACTTAAATAATATAAATAATATGAATAATCAAAATAATTTGACACCTCAAGAATTAATAAGAGTAAATGGCTTACAAGGTGCTCAAACTTATCAAATGGCTCCTAACAGTACTGTTGCTTTGTTTGACGGTAATAGCGATATTATGTACATCAAGCAAACTGATGGAGCAGGATTTGGAAATATTAGAAAATTTTCATTTACTGAAATTTTAGATAATCAACAAATACAACAACCTACAAATGATTTTGTAAGTAGAGAAGAATTTGAAAATTTTAAAAAGGAGATGATGGATTATGGTAAGCAGTTTGTTCAACAACAAGACCTCGACACAGTTAAATCAAAATCCAATAATGTCAAACGTTAAAAATATGATGAATATGATTAACTTTGCAAGGAATCCTCAACAAGCCTTAATGAATATGGCTCAATCTAACCCACAAGTACAAGAGGTTATGAAAATATGTGAGGGAAAAAATCCAAAAGATGTTTTTTACCAAAAATGTAAAGATATGAACATTGACCCTAATGAAATCTTAAAAATGATGAAATAAGCTTAAAGCTTTTTCATATAAATTTAATTATAGAAAGGAGAAATGACTTATGGATTCAGGAGTATCTTTAGCCGACATTGCTGCGGTAACTGACAAAACTAACGGAATGTTTGGTGGTGCTGATGGTGGAATGTGGATTTTCGCATTATTAATTTTATTAATGATTGGTGGAGGAGGTTTCTTTGGAGGAGCTAGAAACTTCAACGGAGAACCTGTAACTGAAGCTGGATTATGTAACGCTATGAATTTTAATAACCTAGAAAATTCAGTTGGTAGATTAAATGATAATGTTCAACACAACTATCAAGGACTTCAAAATGGTTTAAGCAATTTAGGTTATGAAACATTAAGAAACTTTAATGCAACTCAAACACAATTAGCTGACTGTTGCTGTACAACTCAAAGAGCGATTGATGGTGTTAATTACAACGGTGCTATTAATACTGCTAATATCAATGCTAACACAACAGCTCAAACTCAAAAGATTCTTGATGCTTTGGCTCAAAACAAAATTGAAACCTTACAAGCACAAGTTAATCAATTACAATTACAATCAGCTATGTGCGGTGTAGTTAGATATCCAAATGCCACTACTTATACAGCAGGTTTCAGTCCTGTATTTAATTCTAGTTGTGGATGTTCTAACATCTAAAAATTAAATATTATAAATTGAGCATTGTAGTATGCCTATAGGTTTAAGTGGGAATGCTAGAACAACTTCCCACTTTTTATTAAAAATAAATTATCATGGAGAGGGGAAATTATTATGTTAGAAGCTTATTCAAAAAGTCAAAGTGTAGTCGCTACAACAGGAATTATTCCTTTTAATAGTGTAACTTTAAAGAAAGGATGTACTGCTGAATTAAATGGTGTATCAACAATTCAATTAAATAAATGTGGTGTTTATGAAGTTGTTTTTAATGCTACTGTTTTAGCAGGAACTGCTGGAAGTGTTGTTATTGGTATGACTAAAAACGGAATCAATCAACCTCAAGCAACTAGAACTATTACAGGTGCTAACACTACAACTTCCGTGAATGTTCCTATTACTACTTTAGTACAAGTCAAAGACAATAATTCAGGAAGATGTTGTGATTCACCAACAGTATTACAGTTTATTAACACAGGTGTAGCAGTTACAGGTGATTTTGATGTTGTTGTAACTAAAATTTGCTAGGAGGTGCTTATTATGAAAAGACTAGAAATGTATATGGATTCTATTAAAGATGAATTATGCAGTGCTAGAGATTATGCGGAATCATATGTGTATTATAAAAATATGAAGCCTCAATGGTCAAAAATGTATCATGATATGGCAATGCAAGAGCTACAACATGCATCAAATTTAAAGGAAATGGGAATGGAAGAATATGAAGAACTTGATTCAGTATATTTATCTCAAGAAGATAAAGATTGTTGGGAAAAATGTATTAAAAAATATACTGATAAATTAGCAGTTGTAAAAGTAATGTTAGGAATGTAATTATATGACGTTCGAGGAAAGTATTCCCATTGCTAAAGAGTTAGCTGAAAACCAACTCAAAAAAGGATTTGATGTGGAAGCATTTTTAATACTTGCGGAAATAAATAAAATGAATACAGGATATGATTTAGTTCCTGAAAGTAATGTTGATGAAACCATTATGGATATCCAAGGTTTATTTGTCAATTATATGCACAATAGAAATATAGAGAATCTAGAAACATTATTATCTACTATTAGAAAAATGCTGAGTGAACTTTATAATTCTTGTACATTAGAAGAAAAGCAAGTTTTTAAAAATCATCTTAAAAATTTAGAATCAATTTCAAATATAACTATCATTTAAAGGTGTAATTATTTTACACCTTTTTATTTTAAAAAAATTTTAACAAATTTAACGAAATATATTGTTATACATAAAAATATATGTTATACTATATGTGTAGTAAGAAAGAGATACATAAAAAGAAAGAAGAGGAAAAAATTATGAACGACACATTAAACACAGTATTATCAAACTATGAAGAAATTGAAGTAATGGTATTTAATAAGAGTGAAAAAATGTTATTTAAAGGAAACGGACAAAACTTATTAAGTATGTTAGGTGCTGGATATTATGCGGATAAAAAAGTAAAACAAATAGATGAAATCGTAACTGATGATGGAATTATACTTTCAGTAGATATAATTTTAAAATAATAAAAAAAGAGGTACATAAAGATGACAATCAATTTTAAAAATGCTTGTAAACAAACAATTAAATTTAATGAATTAGTAAGGGAAGTTAAAAGGGACATGTATTTATATAATGTCCCTTATGAAGATAACTATAGAATTCTAGTTGATGATATAACATCATATGG